TTCGGGCCTATGGATCTTCATCCATCAGGGTATGTTCTAGTTTCTGACCTACTAATCGGGGTCGCTATGGATGATTGGAATACGAATGATGAAGACACTCTCGAAGTCGATATTCTCATGATTGCTGAACCTGTCAAAGTGACCAAAGACAGAATGAACGAAATGTTGGCACAAGCACAGGACTTGTGAACATAGATTGTGAAAGCTAGCGAACCTGGCTTCACTCTATGATAACATAAACATATCGAAGTCCCTGTGATCAGGAGGAATCAAAGATGGTAAAAGGAAAAATCATAAAAAAAGGTGTTAAGGCTGGAATCAAAAAAGCAGGAGGCAAAGCAAAACTCGGTGCAGGAGCAGTCCTCGCAGAGCAAGCGGTTGACATTATCGACAATCCTTACTTATCCGCGGCGGAAGGTGCTGTTATTGGTGCTGCTGTTGGCGGCGTGCCGGGTGCTATTGCCGGAGGCATCATTGGCTTCGTGCTTGCAGATGGCGAGCGAGTTACTCCTTGTGATATGATCGCAGTTCCAGCATACCAGTATTCGGCCATGTTAGCAGGCAGAGAACCGACCTTTCAGATATTCATCAAAGAAGGAGAATTGATTGCTCCTGTGCTCCCTACGGACACCATGCGCTCCCTAGAGGTAGTAAATGCACTTTCAGGGGCTACAATGGCCCCTAAACGCAAGAAATCTGCATGGCAACGATACTTAGGTGTCAAGAAGAATCAAATCAAAATAAAGTCCGGTAGTCGCAAAGGTCAACTTAACTTGAAGGCAATGGGCAAAGCATACAGAAGGAGTCGAAAGTAATGCCTGAATTAATCATTAGAGAAGTCCTAACTGGAAGAGTTGACCCCGATGAAACAGGTGTCGCTCTAGTACAGAAGAGAATCAATCTTCCAGAGGGTAAAAGGTTCCGAGTTAAGTCAATAGAAATGTTTGACGATAACATGAGATTAGCCGGAACAACTGGAGCAGACCCGTCCACTAAAAGTCCCGTTAACTTACGATCAACATATGTCACTCCTTATCCTCTAGTCCTGTCCAACAGGCCGTGGGGATTTACTGATTCTATGGAACTAGCAACTGGCGTCCCCCGCGCTGGTGCTGGTCCATATGCTGGAGATAATTCAGTGCTTTACAAGGAACTTGAATGGAGCACAACACCAAAGAATGCAGGACTAGGTGCAGGATTCGATCCAACACTAACAAAATTTAGTTTCCCAAACCCAATGACAGCCAACAATAACCCGTTCGAATGGTTTACTGGGCATCTCTATCTTTCTGCCGCGTATTACTGGGCAGAATTTCCAGAGGCGCAGGAATGTTCTCTATCATTTTACATTCGAATCGAGGTAATTAATTGCACAAAATTAACTTCATCGATTGGAAATTACAAAGAACACTTGGAAGCACAATGTCGCTCGCTAACTTCGACCCTTAATTCAATAGATCCAGTAAGTGGTGCAGCCGGTCGTTCTCAACCTGCTTGGACATTCGGAGGAATACTCCCTGAAATTATGATTACAAGTGCTGATGCACTTACTTACTTCAACAGACTTGCTTCTAGGGATTACCAAGACATGGACTCCATTAGTGCATACAGAACGCGCTTCAAGCAAGCGACAACAATGAATGCCTTCAACGAACCTTATGGAGACTCTGCAACTAACATTCCAGACTGGATTACACTACTCGATGTGAGTGGTGTTACATCGGGTGTGATTAGACCATATCCGCCACCGGTAAAGTTCACTGGTAATGGCAACACTGTGATGTATGACAAAGACGGTCAACCTGCATCTATTGTAACTTAGATTGTGACAGCTGCGGAATCTGCAGACACTTTATGATAACATAAAGAACTAGATTCCCTGATCCACAGCCATGGCACGCGCTACAATACCATATGACGAACTGCAGATTGCTGCAGAGAAGATGTTTCCAGAACCAGTATTTACTTCTGTTCGGGTTGAAGGACGAAGAAGAAGATATCAATCCACAGACAAAAAACCAACTCCCACGACCATCTATGACCGTCGAAGTGGCAATTACAAATCAATTGGATATCGATGCTTCATTACCATGTTTGTTTTCAGTGGTTTCACCAAGCGATTCGAACCAATGGCCAATAGAATTGAAGGCTATTATTTGCTAGAATTGTAATCTGGATCTAGATTTGAAGAAATGTTTTCGCATCTATGTGTTGGAGGCCAGATGACCTTCTTACAAGCGTCGCAATACTCTGTGTCCCAAGTAATATATTTCATGAAGTCAACTCCGCAAGAAGTACCGCTTTCAATGCGTTCGAAATATCATCTCTGGATGTCAAAGCCGCCATTAATTGACGAGAATCTAGGTCCGTAATATCGAACGCATTCATGTCATCAAGATAGGCTTTCAAAGCCCTCTCGATGACTCTAGATCGAGTCCCTTTTGTTTTCCCGTGTAATCGCTCCACGACCGAGGTCGAGATGTTCGCCGAAATTATGGTTTTGTAATCCGCCATGTCCCTACCCAAAATCTGGATTAATAAATAATTAACTCAGAAAGATATGTCCAGAGGTGGGAATGTGGGACTGAGTCCCTTTTTCCCGACCTGTCCGGTGGCGATGTTCAAGTTATGGTTTAGGATTAGTATATTAACATTAGAATGGGACAACCCATCATGACAAAGAACGCAGGCGACATAATTTTGAGAGACAGAATGGAGTTCGATATTGACACTGGTGGTTTCAGAACTACCGTTTATGGAAGAATAGATCTATCCTCTTATATTTCAGTGGTCGAAAACCGTGGATTGGCTGTCAAGGCCCTCTATTTTCAAGTTCGTGAACAGAACTCCTTAGTCCTTCCAAACACTGGAATCTGGGACCCTGTGGCGGACTTGGAAGCGGGTAATGACGGACATCGTGCAGCATTGAAAATATATGCTACAACCCGTGCCTATGAAAATGCGGCGGATGTTGGAATTGCTTCTCCTGATGTCCTCTGTATTCGTGAATGGACTTCAACAACTTCTCCGAATGGCACAACTAGCAACGCTACATCTTACATTTGCACTGACAATTTCTTCGGGCCTATGGATCTTCATCCATCAGGGTATGTTCTAGTTTCTGACCTACTAATCGGGGTCGCTATGGATGATTGGAATACGAATGATGAAGACACTCTCGAAGTCGATATTCTCATGATTGCTG